TTATTGAATTTACCCATTGAAGCCCATGCGGGCAGCAATGCCCAGGTAAAGGAAACCGTGTGGCGTTATCAATTGCGCCGTCATCAAGCGGAAGTCTTCCACCTGCTAAACCGTTTCAATGTGTTGCTGGCGCATAGGCGATTCGGTAAAACGGTATTCGCGGTATTGCTCCTGATCCGCGTTGTGATGGAAACGCAGCGCAACCGCGCACAAGTGCATTATTACGCCCCCAGTTACGCCCAGGCGAAGCGGGTTGCCTGGAATTACATCAAGGAATTTACCGCCGGGACGGGAACCACGTATAACGAGGCGGAATTAAAGGCCAATATGCCGAACGGTGGAATCATTCAGCTAGGGAGTGCGGATAACCCGGATTCGAGCCGCGGTATATACAGCGATTACGCGGTGCTCGATGAACCGGCACAGATGCCCCCGAGGATGTGGACCGAGGTACTACGCCCCGCGCTGGCGGACAGGAAAGGCGGGGCGTTGTTTATTGGCACGCCCCAGGGGCGGCATGGCCTGTTTTGGGAAATGTGGGAGCAAGCGGTAGGACAGGAAGACTGGTGGCGCGGGATGTACAAGGCCAGCGAGACCGGCATTGTCGACAAAGCGGAATTGCGGGCGGCGCGGCGGGTGATGTCGAAGTCGGAATATGATCAGGAATTCGAGTGTTCCTGGGAAGCAAGCGTAAAGGGCGCCTATTGGGGTGAAGCTATTGCGAAGATTGAAGCAGCGGGACAAATTACGACGGTCAGGCCGGAACCGGGCAAGAGTGTTTATTGTGCTTTTGACCTGGGAATCAACGATGCAACGGCGGTCTGGTTCTTTCAAATCGCGGGATTTAATGAGTACCGATTTATCGACTATGACGAATTCCAAAACGTAGGGTTGACGGATATCGTGGAGGAATTGCGGTCGAAACCGTACCAATACGGCCCTTGGATATTGCCGCACGATGTAGAGATAAGAAGCTTGTCGACAGGTATTACCCGCCTGGAAACCATGGAAAACCTGGGTGTAGATGTAGTGGTCGCGCCCAAAAAAGAAGTGATTGACGGCATCGAGGAAGCGCGGCAAATCCTTTCAAATTGCTGGTTTGACCGGGAAAAGTGCCGGGATGGGTTGGAAGCGTTGCGGCAATTTTGTTCGACGTTCGACGAGAAACACCTGGTGTTGAAACTGAAACCGCTGCACAACTGGGCATCGCATGGCGCGGACTCCTTTCGCTATTTTGCTGTGACTGACAAGGCTATGCTCCTGAATAAGTGGGGTGCTAGACTCGATTACTCACAAATGGACCGGGGCAACCGATGATTTCAGAAGATGAATTTGTCACGCTAATTCGGCGTGAAATTGAGCAGGCACAAGGCTATGACGCGGACGCGCTGGCGAACAAAAGACAATACGCCCTGGATTATTACCACGGCAAAAAGCCGGAGGAACCGGCGGACGGGCGGAGCGATATCGTAAGCTATGATGTGGCGGACGTGGTTCACAGTCTTATGGCTCAAATCATGCCGATTTTTACCACGTCCATAGTGCAATTTGAGGCGAACGGGGAACAGGATGAGGCCCAGGCGCAGCTTGAGAGCGATTTCGTCCAGCGGATGCTTGAGCGATACGACGGTTACGACGTACTGTATAGCGCAGCATTCGACGCATTATTGCAGGGTAATGGCTGGATCAAGGTAGACGTAAAAACCGACAGGACGGAAACCAGCGAAGATTACGCGGAACTGGATGAGGTACAAATCGCGGTGTTATCGCAACCCCGGGCGGACAATGAGCGGGTGTTGATTGACGACAAGGGCGACAAGGGCATCACCATTACGCGGGTGCGGACGGACCGGCGCCTGGAGGTCCGCTGTATTGCGCCCGATGTGATGTTATTCAGCAATGCCTGGGATCAATTTGAATTCCAGGAATTGCGGTTTGTCGGGGAGCGCATCTTGTATACGGAATCCGATTTGAAAGGGATGGGAATACCGGCGGCGGTGATTGATGAACTGCCGGACGCGACCGAAGATTACTGGCCTGCTATTGCGGCCCGGGAGGGTCCATACCAGGATCAAACCCAGGCGCAGCGGCCAGATACCCAGGATGCGGAAATTCTCAAGGAATGCTTTGATTGCCATATCCGCGTGGATGTGATGGAAAACGGGGAAAGCGAATTGAGGCGGGTGCTGATTTCGGGCGATGAATTGCTACTCGATGAACCGGCGCCGTTCATTCCGTACGTCACCGGATCACCCGTACCCATGCCGCACCGGATCGAGGGGCAGGGAATGTATGAGGTAATGGCCGCGATTCAGGACAGTAAAACGTCGGTATTGCGTAAATTTATAGACGCTTTGGAAGTCAATGTACTGGGGCGGTATGAGGCGGTCGAGGGTAAAGTAAACATGGATGATTTACTTTCCGGGCGGGTGAGTGGTGTGGTGCGGACCCGGGCGCCGGGTAGCGTCAACCCGCTACACGCGACCCAGGCGCCAGCGGATGCGGTGGCGGGATTGAATTATCTGGATACGGTACGGGAGCAACGCGGCGGGGCGTCGCTGGATATGAACGACGCGGATCGTCAGTTGATGCAATCGAGCGCAGCAGCGGCGACCGGCATGATGAACAGCCACGAGGCAATGGCGGGATGGTACGCCCGCAACCTGGTGCGGACTATGCTGAAACCACTTTTCTATCTGACGCATGAGGCCATGCGTTACTGGATGCCCGGGAATGTAGGGGCGAAAATACGCGGCAAGTGGGTGCAGACAAACCCGGCGCAATGGCCGCAGCGGCAAAACATCGAATGCACAGCGGGGATGACAACCCAGGAGCGGGCGAACAAGATTAGCGGATATACCCAGGTGTTAAGCCAACAGCAGCAATGGTTTCAGATGGGGTATGACGGAATCATTGTCGACGGTGGCAAGATATTCCAGGCGGCGGCGGAGTGGATACGGGCGGCGGATTTGGGCGACCCGTCGGAGTATTTGATTGACCCGGACAGTCCCGAAGCGCAGCAGGCAGCGCAGCAAAAAGCGCAGCAGGCGCAGGCGCAAGAACAGGAAATGAAACAAATGCAAGCGGGCATGATTCAAATGCAACGCGAACTAGAGCAGCAGAAGCTTGAATTGGACAAGTACAAGCACGACAGCGATTTACGCTTTAAGTATTATGACGCCAATCTTGATGCCGATGTAAAAGAAGCGGAAATGACGGCGGACGCATTGACGGCGATCACTAAACAACCGGGGGACACTAATGGCGCGGGACCTACTGACAAGGCAACAGGTAATTGACGTATTCACCCAGGCGATACAGCGGGCGGACGCGACGTTATGGGAGCGGATCAAGGCGGAACCGGATGAACGGGCGCGATTGATTGCAATGGCGGACGCGTTCGAGGTGATGAAAGATGAATTACATATTCAGATACAGGAATTGAGTAATGGCAACTGACGAACAAATCGCCGCAGCGGTCGCGGCAATGACAGCGCCCAGGGATGCGGCTGAACCGGAACCCGCTGGCGGTGATAGCGCCCCCCAAGCAAAACCGCCAGCGGGCGAAGGGGATGCCCCCAGCGCGGAACAATTGGCGGGTGATAATGATTCTGTTTCACATGAAACACCCCCCGAAGGTTCACCAGGTGAGCCACTAGACGCCCAGGAAGACGGGGAAACGGGGGATATTGATGAATCGGAAACGATTGATTACGATATGTTGATACCCATGCCTGACGGGCGAGAGCCGGTAAAGCTTGGGGATTTAAAGGATGCCGCTACCAATTTCCATCGCCGAGAGGCGGAGTTACAGGAAAGGGAAGCGGGATTTATGCGACAAATGGATGAGTCAACGGCCTTATTGGCGCAACTGGGAGAGATACCCGAACCGTTGCGGCAACAGGCGCAGCAGCGTCAACAGGACTATTTGAGACGCGAACACGCGCAAATGCTGGAAGCATTGCCAGAGATGGCAACCCGGGAAGGATTCGAGCGCGTATCGCGGACGGTTTCGGACGTTGCAAAGACGTATGGTTTTGATAGTCGAGAGATCGGCGCGGTATCGGATCATCGTTTAGTAAAGCTGTTGAAGGATTTTGGTGAGTTAAAGGCGCGGGTAGCAGACGCGGGGCAAACCAAACCGAGGGCAGCGAAAACGGATACTCCGGCGCCCAGGCGCCCGGGTAAAGCGAACGGCAAAGCGGCCCAGGCTAGAATGATTGCGGAAGCGGCACAATCCCGCGACCCAAGAGTAAAAGCGGCGGCGGCGGCCAGATTATTAAACGGTGAGTGACGATGACAGCAGCAAATATTGACCATACCAACCTGGACGCGCAAGCTTACGGCGGGGTAGTCCATGAGTCAGTCATGGATAAATTGTGGGATATCTCCAATATCAAACTGGAGTTTACGTCCCTTTGTTCCAAGGGAACCCACGACAACCAGTACCGGGAATTTACGAAGCACAAACTGGCGGACCCGGCGACGGATAACGCCCATGTAGACGGCGTTGATGTGGATCAGAACGACGCCAGTCTCTCGACGCGATGCGGCAATTACACCCAAACCGCGTTGAAAGAGGTACAGATATCCCACAGATCGCAATCGGCGAACAGTATTGCCGGTATTGGCAAGATTGCCGAACAGATCATGCGGGTGCAGACCGAGTTACGGCGCGACGTTGAGGCGCAAATGCTGACCAGTCAGGCCAGCGTTGCGGGCGACGGTGCGACGGTGGCGGGCGTATCGGCTGGCCTGGGCGCGTGGCTGGAAACCAACGTGGATTTCGGCGGCGGCGGATCAGCGGGCGGTTTCAACGACGCAACCGGCATTGTTGACGCCCCGACTCACGGCACTGCCAGGGCGATCACCCAGGTATTGCTTGATTCGATTATGACGGCGGTATGGAAAGAGGGCGGCGAAGCGACTATTGCAATGGGCACGCCCGAGGTGATCGGTCTGATTTCCGATTTTCTGTTTTCCGATGGTGCGCGGGTGGCCACCATGACCAATCAGGACACCAGCGGCACCAGTGAAATGACGGGATACGCGGGTGCGAATGTGTACGTCGGCAAGCATGGCCAGGTGTTGAAGCTGGTAGCGAACCGCCTACAGCCAAAAACCGATACCGCCGCTTCTACCCTGTATCTCCTGGACCCGGCGCACCTGCAGCAGTCATTTATGCGGGGATATCGTACGGAACCGTTGGCGAAAACCGGCCTTTCGGAAAAGCGCCTTATTAGCGTTGATTATTCGCTCCTGGTGCTGAATGAGGCGTCGCAGGGTGCAATCTTCGATATCGACGAAACGGCGGCGATGACGGCATCGTAAGCCGTTGAAGCGTCGAGTCACAAACACCCACCACAAACGGGTATCCCTGGGCGCCGGTCAATGGCTGGCGCCCGGGGAGACGGTCACGCTGGATTTGACGGATTCCGAGGCGTCGGCGTTTGGGGTGTTGTGCGACGTGAAAAAATCCCCAGGGCGGAAAAAGAAGCATGGCGCTGATAAGACACGGCCAGCCGGTTCTAACTAACCTCAACCCGCACAATGCGAACCGGCGTTACCTGAAAACGCGCAGGCGCGGAGCGGGCGGGGGCGTTGACCCCCGTTTAGCGTTTCATGCCCTGGAGGGCGGGCAGGGCGTGATTATCGGAGAGGGCGAACTGTCCGCAGCGCATACCGCCACCATCTACGCGCAGGACGCGGCGGGCGTGTATCAACCTTTTGCAGCCAATATGCCTGTATGGGAGTGGCAGGACGGGCAGCAATGGTTAAAGTATCAACCGGCGGCAACCAACTATCTTGTTCAGTCGAGGCAGTATGGTACGTCGTGGGCGCAATCAGGTGGTGTAACCCTGTCGCAAAATCAGGTAGGCATTGATGGCGCACCCAATACAGCGTGGACAGTTAACGACCCCGGCGCATCGGCAGCAAGGATCAATCTTAATCCATCCCCGCAGGCGGCAGCACAGCCTCATGTGGCGAAAATATGGATAGGCAAGGATTCCGACCAATCACGGTTCCCTTGCTTCATTTCCACAAACCCTGTCCATTCTGTGCAATTGGATACCAGTACCGGACAGGCTATGGATGAGTCGGGATATACACCGGCAGACGCAATAGAGGTTCTAGATACTGGTGATTTTTGGGTATTACTGGTTCAGTACACTCCGACAGCGGCAGGCGAATTTCGCATACAGCCCGCCAGAGCAACGACCCTGGGTGGCGCGGAAGACAACGCAGTAACGGGCAGTATAGTTTTGGGACAGTGTGAGTATCATGGAAACAAAACCATTGCCGAGGTGCGCGGACTCGGGCCGATATTCACGACGACGGCGGCGGCGAGTACAGACCGGACTGTTTATAATTTTGAGCAGGCAAACCAGAACAATACAGAAGCGGCATGGACATGCGATGTGTTTCCCTATGTAGGCATGGATGACCCATTACCGGCGGCGGTATGGTGGGACGAATCTTTATTATTCTTCGGGTCGGCGCATGGCATTACGCACTATGCTAATGCTGCGCCTTATTTTGGATTCAGGAATCAACCCAGCGGCGGCGGGAATGGGACTACCGGGGGCGGCGACGCGGCAGACAGGCCGGAAGTAATGAAACCATATACCTTCGGAATTTCATATCATGCAGGAGAAATGAGCGCGGGTCGGTTACATAACGGGCAACCTTCTACGGTATGGGCGGAAACACTAACGACGTTTCACAGCGCAGGGCATGAGACAGGGATATCTTTAGGGAAACCCGTTCCGGCAAATTCTGGAATGCCGTATGGGATACGCAATATCCGCCGGTATAACATCACCAGCTATGCGGAAGGGAAACAAATCATTGAAGGGTTAATGCCATGAAAGACGTATTGATTGGCTTACCTGCCGCCATTGACGACACCTACTGGACGGATGAAAACCCGCGCCCGCAGCCGTCGGTACTGGCCCGTGAATGGGCCGACCAGCGCGGCTATTTATGGACGACCAGCGCACTAGCCACGCGCGGCGATGTAACAGATTGGCCGCCAGAGGCGTACCTGATAGGCGTTTGGGAATTTGACGGCGCATTAGATACCGGCTGGAATGTCGACCATGATGCAGCCAGGGAGGTATTCCGGCTGTATAACGATAACGGCGATGCAACGGGGATTCGTTCGGCGATGTACTGGCAAGGCCATGCGGAGCGCAAGGAACTGGAACCGGGCGAACGCTACGCGGACAACCGGCGCCCGTTTACGTTGCGTATGACGCGGCAATGGATTTCTGACGCGAACCCCGCCTGGAGCGGATGGGGCTGGCGTGTGGATATGTTGTCAGATGACCCGCAGCGGGATATTACGGCGCGGGCTATCGGCATCTACGATGAAAACTGGATTTATCAGTACACAACCGGCGCATTTGTCCTGGGAGCGGGCGGCGGCGGGTATTTTACGGAATGCCCGGTAGGGCAGCGCAAGGCGGACCCGGAACCGATTTATTATGCTTTGCTCCTGGGAGCGGCCCAGGAAGGCCGGATGATTCTGGATGCCCCGGAAGATGGGGCGCATCAAGAAAAGCTATTCTGGAGCGATTGAGGGCGTTTAAACGATGAATTACGCACAATTACGGGCAAAGGTAGCGCGGGATTTGCACAGATCGGACTTGAGCGGGGATATTCCTGATTTCATCAACGCGGCCCGGGTGCGGATTAATGAGCGATTCGGGACGGATTACCCGGTCCTGGTACTGGATACGGATACTAATGAAAGTCTGACCGAACACCCGAATATATGGCGCTATGCGTCATTGGTCGAGGGGTATCTATTCCTGCACAATGGCAGCGCAGCGGAAACGTACGACGGGCGGTATATCGAAGCGTCGGACCGGCTCAATATCACGGCAAAACCGGCGGATGCGCCTTTATCAATAGGGTTATACGATGGGACTTGAAAGCGGTACATCAATCAGTGATTTGAACCCGAACTGGCCGTTAGGGACGGACCCGAAAAGTCAGGGCGATGACCATATCAGGCTGATCAAACAGGTATTACAGGACAGTCTGGCAAATGGTGAAATTGGCAAAACACCCCCCACGGCGGGGCAGGTGTTTGCCTTTGCGGGTGCGGCGGCTCCGGCGGGAGCGTTGGCGTGTGATGGGTCCGAGGTAGCAAAGGCGGATTATCCTGAACTGTATACGGCGATCGGTGACGCCTGGGCGACGACGTTTGGCGCAGCGGCCCCAAGTGCGGACAATTTCCGCTTGCCCCCGGCGGTTGACGACAATGGCAAACCCGTTTTTTGTATGCCCGGAATTGTCGGAACCGGGTATAGCCCGCTTGTCGGTCAGCATTATCACTCCATGAACCACGGTCATGCCGACAATTTCAGCATAGCCAGTGCAGGCGCTCATACTCATAAATCGCAATTGCACACATCCGCCGCTTACAATAACACCCCGCCCTATTCGGCGGCGGTGCAACAGGACTCACCCCCCAACTACACGCCGGACACGTCAAGCGCAGGCGCCCACACACATACGGTAAACGGCGGGGTGACAAATTACAGCGGGAATACGGGCAATGCGGGAACCGCGAACGATAACCGGCCCCCGGCAATCGGCGTGCTGATGTGTATCTATACGGGTCAGTGAGTTGGATAACCCCAAATATGATGCCGTTAAGCTTGGCGGGTTTGTACTCGATTTAGAGGCGCCGAACACCCCGGGCGATAGTTGGACGGCGGGCGTCAATTTCCATTTTAAGGAAAACGCGGCGGAGCGGTCCGGCGGTTATGCGCCATTTATCACGGCTCCAGGCGGGGAAAAGGTGGTATTTCTCCTGAATGTGCCGGAGCCGAACAATAACTGGTGGATATACGTTGTCGAGGCGGCGGGTGCGGCGAAGGTATGGGTAACGGACGGGGCGAATAATTTCGATATTACCCCGGCGGCGGGTGATTTTCAGGTTGATGCAATCTGGACCGGCGGGGTGCTGAACAATATCCCGTTTTTTAATTCCAGCCTGGACGGCCCGTATTACTGGGCGTTCGATACAGCGGCGGAGGTAGTGCCGTTGCCGGGATGGGATTCACTGGACCGGTGTTTAAGTATGCGGGCGCATAAGTATCACCTTATTGCCATGAATATCACGGCAAACAGCCAGCATATACCGCAATTGGTAAAGTGGTCGGATGGTGCGGACCCGGGCGCATTGCCTCAAACCTGGACTCCGGCGCCGGATAATGAGGCGGGTGATGTGATTATCGCGGCGACGGCGGGTCAGATATTCGACGGAGCAAAACTTCGCGATGCGTTTGTCATCTACAAAGAGCATTCTACTTACCTCCTGGAATACGTAGGCGGGGAATTCGTATTTGAAATGCGCCCGCTATTCGCTACTAGCGGCATTCAGGCGGTAGGGTGCGCGGTTGAGGATTCCGGCTTTCACTATGTTATTACCGATACGGATGTGATCCGGCACGACGGGCAGAGCATGGAAAGTATTGCAGCCTGGAAAGTGAAAGATACGATGTTATCGAGCATCAACCCGGAAAACGCCTATTTGGCGCAGGCGGTATCCAGGCAAGAAACCGATGAAATATGGTTTTGCATACCGCAGCAGGGCGATGAGAGTTTAACGGGAGCATATATTTACAACACCATTACGGGCGAATTCGGAATCCGGTTTTTGCCCGACCCCTGTTACTACGTGGCGCCCGGGGTGATAGAAAAGAGTGTTGATAATTCCTGGGACCCGGATACCCAGGCGTGGGATGATGACGGCACCCGTTGGAACACATCCACGTACAGCGCAGGCGTTGAAAAGTTTGCGGCGGGCAGTGATAGCGTAGTGCAGGAGATTGACGCGACGCCGGACAACGACGGGGAACCGATG